TACAGACCATCCTAACATTACAATCGGGATCGACAATAAAACTAAAATAAATTCGTCTTTCCAGTCTGATTGTCTAGCTTCTAGTAATTTTCCAGAATACTCTAATTCTCCAGTACTCATTTTTTGAGCATGTTTCATAGCAGCATCCGACATAAGCATTTTTGTCTGTTGCTTATTTTTGTAAATGTGTGATCCTGCAGAAACGGCTAATTTAATTGCCGATAACCACATATTAAAACCAAGTAGCTTTTACAGGTTTCTTGTCAGCTCTCATTCTTTTAGTTCCTTTAACAGTCACAGTCTGTGATTCAGTATCACTAGTCATTTCGATAGTTTTACCGCCTGTTGAATAACCATCATGACCACAACCAAGTTCTTTTTCGATCTTAACGTCGTCATTCATGAAAGTTGAGCCTTTTTGCCAATCTTTATCCATATTTATCTCCTTTTAAATTATTATACTTAATTTTTATTAAAATTTCTACCAAAATCGAATTTTTTACTATTGATAGACATTTGTGCCTTAGTTAAAGACGTATCTGCACGTAATTCTGCTAATTCTTCGTTTTGTTCTAGTTTTTCATCGTGGTGAGTGTCATTCATCATTGCTTTCATCTTATCAACATTGATTCTTTGCTCATTATAAGCATTTCTTTCTTGATCTGCTCTTGCTTTGATGTCTAGTTCTCTTGATTTTAGTTTAAGTAATGGATCTCCACCAACTTCACTGCTAATTTTTTCTTCTTCTTTAGCATAGTCCATAGTTAACTCTGCAATTAGAATAGCTTTTCTTGCTTCTATTTGATTTGTAAGTTGTTGAATCTTTTGTTGCATCTGCATTACTTGCGGATTTTGCATTGCTGCAGGATTTTGCATCAACGGTTGTAATTGTTGTTGCATCTGTTGCATTTCTTGTAACTCTTCAACAAATTCTATTTGAACTTGCTCTTGTGCCATTAAAGAAATGTGTTCTAAAATATTTTTTTGAATTGCTGCCATTACCATTGGATTATTTTGAACCATAGAAATAGACATGAAACTTAAATGAGCATCAATATGTGCTTTGTGATCTTGTCCTCCAAATGCTTGGAAAGGTTTTGATGACATTGCTGTAATATGTTCAAGACTCGGATCCATTGGAGTAGGTTGTTGTGGAGGCGGTAAAATTGCATTAATATCTTTTACCCCTAACGCATCATACATTGATCTATATGCTTGATATAAATTATGTAGTTGAGGATTAGATTGCGCTAGTTGTAATTGACTCTGTGCTAAAGAGATTCTTTGAGTTTGAGAAAATATATTAGGATCTGCAACAGGTAGGATATCAATCTTGTCATCAAAATCTGTTACTTTAACTTGTCTTGACGCTCCTGGTACATCGTATGGATAAACCGGAGGTAAATAAGTTTTAAATACATTTGCTAATAATTTAAATTCGTTTTTCATTGCAACATATATTCTTTTGTGGATTGCGGACATCACACGAGATCCTCTTTCCAATAATGCTACAGTTGTACCTACAGCTGCTTGTTGATTTCCATCTCCTACTTGCATATCTGCAATTGAAGCAAATCTTTGACCAGCTTGTACTACGACACCCATTAATTGTAATAAAGTTTGATCAGGTCCTTTAAAAGGTAACTGCATAAACTGATCTTTAATATTTCCACCAGGAACATCTACATCTCTAAATTCCCCGGGTTGTAAAGGTTGTGCATCATCTCTCATTCTAACACCTCTAGTTTTAAAACCAGCAGGTAAGTTAGCTAAAGTCCCAGCATCTAATAATTGTCTTAAAGCAACTGTTGCAGTTCTTGATAATCCACCAATCATGTGAATTAATCCTAAACCATAAAAACCTAAACCAGGTAAAAATTTAAAGTGTACAAAATAATCTTTTTTCTTTTTCAAAGGATCTTGTTCTTCAAAATTTCTTCTAATAGAAAGAATTTCTGAAGTAGCTTCCTCTATAGTTACTATATAAGGTAATCTAACTCCTGTAGATTCTCCATCTTCTACATCAACATCTTCAAAACCTTCAAGATCTAAATTAACGTGCATTTCCAAAATAGTGTACATGTCTTCAGTACCATTTTGTTGAATACCTTCTAGCTCTCTTTCTTTTTGTTTTAATTTATCTTCTTTAACAGGTGGCTCACCAAGATCAATGTCTTTATAAAAACCATTAACCTGTTGTTTTCTTAAATCATTTTGAGAAACTCTTAAGACATGAATAATTGCTTCCGCATCTTCTAATGAAGTAGCAGAATACGGAACAACTAAATCTTCAGCTGGAATAAATTTTGAAACGGCTCTTTCTAAAAGATCATCATAATAAACTTTTTTAAATGTAGAACCAGACAAGGGTAAGTAAAATAACATTTGATCAAACTCAGGTTCATACTCTTTCATCTGATCCATGATTTGATAATTCATAAAATCTTTAACACGTTTTGATTGATCTTCTTTTTCAACTGACAAAACACCCAAGATTTGAGTTCTAACCGGACCGTCCGCTGGTAATAATTCTTTATAAGCTTGTGCTTGAAATTGAGTAACGGCTTCTGCTAAAACTGGGTGAGTAACTGAACTTGCTCCTCTAAAGGGTTCTGTTTTAGTTACATATTTAAATCCTAAAAGATTTAATCCTTCTCTGTAACTTTCAACCCATTCTTGTCTTGATTGTTTATAATCATTATATTTTTCCATTAGCTCGGATGCTAAAGAACTACTTACTTGTTCATCTAAAACTTCTGCAATGTTGTCAAAATGTCCCATGCCTTCTGGAACTTCTGTGGCGTTAGGATCAAAAGAAACTTCTGCTCCGCCATCTTCGGTCATATCAATTTCAACAGGACCATCCGGAGTATTTACTATTTCAGCTTCTTGAACTTGTTCAATATCAATTTCTTCACCTAATTGATTGGGATCCATATTTGGTAATGATTTGTCTATTGTAGCCATAGGGATATTCTATCTTCTTTTAAATAATGTTTCAACACCTGCTTTGTTATTAGCAGACCTTGGATTGCTTGTCAAACCAATGATTCCACCATCAGCGTTTCCTTTTTTACCTTTGGGATTAAAAGACTCTAATTGGATCTTTTGTTCTATGTCTTCATAGCCTTTTGGATTACTCTCTTTCATAAATCTTGTAAACTCATCTGCTATATTTGGATCTGAAATATTAATTCCTTCTCCAGCTTTCAAAGAAGCTAAAGTGTTAGTAGGTTTGGATAATTTTTTAAATTCTCTCATTTTAGCTGAATTACTAGATATCACTTCTAGAACAGCTCCATATATTTCAGATTGTAAATTAGGTTTTAAATCTGCATAAAGTACATCTCCAAAAATTTGAGGATTAAGTTCTACTAAAGACTCAGCTGCCATTTCAGCATCTAGTTTAATATCACCTGTAGGAAATATATTTTCAACAGCTTCTGCAATTTGATTATCATTTACATTATCTAATTTTGAGGGTGCATATTTATCTAGTTCACCTCTATCATACATACCTCTCATATCATCGTAGTAATCAAATCTTTCTTTTTTCATTGCTTCTAAGGATTCAATAGATTCATCTCCATAAACAAAAATGTTTTCAGAATCATTTAATATCTCTGCATAATGACCATAGTCGATACTTCCATCTGGATTATATTGACCGGGATTACCAAAGTTTTTCATCTTATCTCTTATTACAGCTGGCTCAGGTCTTGCTATATTAAAATCGTTTAAAATATTCATACCATAATCTGGTTCATTTTCTAAATTTTTAATAGCGTCATCACCAAATTTACTTTTAATAGTTTTTAATGCTAATTGTAATGCTCTAGGCAATCCGCCTTTTGCAAGTTCTATTCTACCACCATCGGCATTTAATGATTTCCCTTTAGTTAATAAATTTTTCTGAATATTTTCTAATTCTAAAAGTCCTTGATCTGTAATATTTGGAGTAGGTGTTCTACCACCTGCGTTTTGTGCCATTCCCGATACCATTTCTGCTAAATTTTCAGCCATCTCTCTATTTGCACCTTTATCCATCATTTCTTTTATTATTTGTTGTTTATACTGATCTATACTCTTATCTCCTTTTCTTATATTTTTTGCAGCGTCAAGAAGCTCACCAATCATCATTGATCTTTCGCCTTCTACTTGTTTAGCATAATCTTTAACCATATCAGTTGCCATAATTCCTTCTTTAGATGATCCTTTCATAAATAAGTCATTAGGATCGTCTAAATATTTTGAAATCTGTTTAGGATTTACCATTTTTAACATTTCCGCACCGCTCTTGCGATGTGTGCTACCTTTAGAAAAATATCTTAACATTTCTCTTAATGTACTTTTACCCGCGGACATAGGACCGCCCATCCATCTTCCTACTCTACCACCTGCTGCAAAATCAAAAGGTTCTTGTATTCTTACAGGTAGGTTAAATTCTTCTATTTCTTTTATTAATATGTCTTTATTAATATCTTTTATTCTTCTTCCTATAGCTTTAAAACCTCCCCCTACGTTCATTCCAAATTCGTCTTGAGACATTAAGCCAGGTGTTTTTGCATTACTTATAGCGTCATCAATATCTCTTTCGGCAGCTTCAACAATAATTTTTTGTATTTCATCTTCATTTGGTTTTTTTCCAGTTGCTTTCATAAAACCTTTAGCTAATCTTATGGCTAAATTAGTAAGTCCTCCAATTGCTTTTGGTATACCACCTCTAAACATTCCTACTCTACCACCATTGGCAAGATTTATAATACCACCGTCCGCTTTTGTTTTTCTAAATTCTTGGTAATTTTTGTGTAGACGCATAGCTTCTGGTAGCTCTTCACCTACTTCTTTAAATATATCATCTGTAACTCCAGACATCTCATCAAGAATATCACCTGTGTTGGGTCCGTCATTTCTAAGATAAGAAGTGCCCTCTTCATACTCAGGAGAAGATTTAATACCTTTAACCTCATCTATAACTTCTCCAGGTCTGTAAGTCATACTTACTTCTTCAGATAAAGGACTACCATAATAATCCATATCTTCTGCAACTTTAACTTTTTGAACTTGAATTTGACCGGTTGCAGTATCTTCTGTTAGAGTATAATCTTTGTAGGTCTTAACATTTTGTCTTTCTGCTAACGCACCTGTTTCAGTTAAATCCTTACCTAAATTTCTAATTTTATCTACAAGCTTCCAAAAATAAATAGGTGCATCCGAAGCAACTTGTGCAACATTAGCTATACCTTCTCTAACCATTGGAGACTTCACGGACGATGCCATCTTTCCCACAATTGGAAGAGATAAAAGCCCTGCTGCTCCTTTTAAAAATCCTCGTCTATTCATCTTTATTAAAGAAATCGTAAATCATTCCTTCCTCGTTTTGATAATTTTTATA